CGACCAATCATCCGCAGTGAAGGCGATGGAGCCAGGCTGGAGCCTAGCCGCCGCATTGCTGGGTGGAACGTCGGCCATGCGCGCCGCTGGGCATCAGTACCTGCCGAAATGGCCCAACGAAGAGCCGGCAAGCTACGACGCTCGCCTGGCGGTGGCCACCCTGTTCCCGGCTTTCAGCCGCACGGTGGTCACGCTGGCCAGCAAGCCGTTCTCCAAGCCGCTGACGCTGAGCGAGGACATGCCCGAGCAGATCAAGGGTCTGACCGACGACATCGACCAGCAGGGCCGCAACCTGCAGGTGTTCGGTGGAGAACTCATGGTCGAGCTGATGGGCCCAGGCCTGGCAGGCATCCTGGTTGACTACCCGAAGGCCGAGGGCGTGCGGACGCTGGCTGAAGAGCGGGCAGCCGGCCTTCGCCCATACTGGGTGCTGGTGAAGTGCCATCAGATCCTGGGATGGCGTGTCGAGCGCCGCGGCAGCGAATGGGTGCTGACGCAGCTGCGCCTGATGGAATGCGTCACCGAGCCCGATGGCGACTTCGGCGAGAAGCAGGTCGAGCAGGTCCGCGTGCTGACGCCCGGCGCCTGGGCAACCTACCGAAAGAATCCGACCAAGCCTGATGAATGGATCCCGCACGAAGAAGGCGCCACCACGCTGAACGTCGTCCCGTTCATTCCCTGCTACGGAAGCCGCACCGGTTACCTGACCGCCAAGCCGCCGCTGGAAGAGCTCGCGCACATGAACGTGAAGCACTGGCAGAGCCAGAGCGATCAGGACACCATCCTGCACGTGGCCCGCGTGCCGATACTGGCGGTGATCGGGGCCGAAGACGGCCTGGACAAGCAAGGCAATCCCAAGCCTTTCCAGTTGACGGTGGGCGCCTCAGCGGCGGTCACCCTGCCGGCCAGTGCCGACATCAAGTACGTCGAGCACACCGGAGCGGCGATCGAGGCCGGCAAAACCAGCCTGGACGACCTCAAGGAAGAGATGCGCCAGGCCGGCGCCGAACTGTTGGTCATCAAGCCGATCACCACGGCCACGCAGGTGCACAGCGAGAACGCCGTGGGCATGTGCGCGCTGCAGTGGATCACGCTGGGCCTGCAGGATTCGCTGAATGCCGCGTTGCAGATGACGGCCGATTGGCTCAAGCTGCCAGCCGCTGGCACCGTAACGCTGTTCAACGACTTCGGCGCGGCCACGCTTGATTCGGCCACGGCCACGCTGGTCAAGGACATGGCCGCCGCTGGCCTGCTGTCGCACGAGACCGCCTTCAAGGAGCAGCAGCGCCGCGGGGTCATCTCGGGTGACTTGGTGTGGGACGAAGAAAAGGAGCGCATCGAGGCGCAAGGCCCGGCACCTGGCGAGCTGACGGGCGGCGACGATGGCGACAGTCAATGAGCGGCTGCAGTCTGAGGCCATCCACCATGCTGTGGACCTCTCGCACTTCAGCAACGGGGTCGTCCGGAGAATCATTGCCCTGCTGAACCGGGTCGACGCGGACCTCGTGGTCCAGCTGCAACTGGCGCTCGAGCGCATGGACGCCCAGGCCTTCACGGTCGAGCGGCTGGACATGCTGCTGTCGTCGGTGCGGCAACTGAACGCTCAGGCCTACCAAGCGGTGGCCACCCAGCTGGCGGTCGACCTGCCCGGCTTGGCCACCGAGGAAAGCAGCTACCACCTGCACCTGTGGCAGCGGGTTCTGCCGGCAGAATTGAACGTGGCGAGCGTGGTGCCCGCCCAGGTCTATGCCGCAGCGATGGCCCGGCCTTTTCAGGGGCGCCTGCTGCGCGAATGGACGCAGAGCATTGAGGCCCAGCGCATGGCCCGGCTGCGCGATGCGGTGCGCATGGGTGTCGTGGAAGGACAGACGACGGCACAGATCGTGCAGAAGGTGCGCGGCACCCGGGCGCTGAAGTTCACCGACGGCCTGCTGGACATCGACCGGCGGCACGCGGAATCGGTCGTTCGAACCGCGATCAACCATGTGGCGGCCGTGGCGCGCAACGAGTTCCACGCGGCGAACGACGACATCATCAAGGCGGTCAAGTGGTCGTCGACCTTGGACAGTCGGACCTCGGCACTGTGCCGGGTGCGCGACGGCCTGGAGTACAGCGCGACGACGCACAAGCCCCTGGGCCATAGCATTCCCTGGCTCGGCGGCCCGGGGCAGATTCACTGGTGCTGCCGCAGTTCGTCGGTGCCGGTCCTGAAGGGCTGGAAGGAGTTGGGCCTCACTGACGGCGGATCGCGGGCCAGCATGGACGGCCAGGTGCCCGCCGACCTGAAGTACGGCGACTGGCTGAAGAAGCAGAGCGCCGGCCGGCAGGACGATATCCTGGGGCCTGTGCGCGGCCAGCTGTTGCGCAAGGGCGGGCTGGATGTCGATCGATTCGCCAACGAGAAGGGCAAATGGCTGACCCTCCCGCAGTTGAGGGAGCGCAACGCTTCCGCGTTCGAGCGGGCCGGTCTATAGTGCGCGGGTGAGAAAACTCCACCTCGTCCAGGCTCAGCCCCAACCGCAATCGCCCGCCACCAAGGCGCGGGCCCGGCGCAAGCTGGACGACAAGCCGGCCGAGATGCTGCAGTGCCTGCGCTGCGGCGGCCGGGAGATCACGGAGACACGAATTGGTGCCATCTTGAAGGGCGGCAAGGTCACGGGCGGCACGCGGGCATGGGTTTGCACCTGCTGCCTGCTGAACGGTCAAAGGGTCGTTATGGCCTGACCAACTGAACATCACACAAGGCTCGCTTCGGCGGGCCTTTTTCGTTTCCAGCCGCTGCGCGTGATGCCCAGCGGCTTTTTCATGCCCAGAACCCGGATGGGGAAGGGCGCAACGCGGCGGATGCCGCACCGCACCAGAGGGCGGATGCCCAAGGAAGAAGCAACCATGCCATTCAAACTCGACGCCGACGGCAACATCGTCACCCAGGAAGTCAACGGCCAGAAGCTGCCCGTGTTCGTTCACGGCGACGGCAAAGAATCCCCTTTCGATGGTGACTCCACCGTCGCGACCATCTCACGCTTGAACGGTGAGGCCAAGAGTCACCGGGAACGCGCTGAGAAGGCCGAAGGGACGCTGAAGTCCTACGAGGGCATCACCGATCCGGGTGCGGCCATCAAGGCGCTGAACACCGTCAAGAACCTCGACGACAAGAAGCTGGTGGATGCCGGCGAGGTCGAGCGCGTCAAGAACGAAGCCATCAACTCAGTCAAAGCCCAGTTCGATCCGATCGTCAAGGAGCGCGACACGCTCCAGGCCCAGCTTTACGAGGAGAAGATCGGCGGCGCGTTCGCGCGTTCGAAGTTCATCTCCGAGAAGGTGGCCGTCCCCCCTGACATGGTGCAGGCCACCTTCGGCCCGCGCTTCAAGGTCGAGGGCGGCAAGACGGTGGCCATGGACTCCAACGGTCAAACGATTTTCAGCCGAACCCGCCACGGCGAGCCGGCCGACTTCGACGAGGCCCTCGAGATCATGATCGAACAATACCCGCACAGGGCCTCGATCCTGAAAGGGAGCGGCGCATCTGGTGGAGGCGCGAGCAGTGGCGCCGGTGGTGCTGGCGGCAAGAAGACCTACACCCGCGCGCAGTTTGAGGCGTTGGACCCTGCAAGCCAGGCGGCCGCAGCCAAGGACGTGCGCACGGGCGGGGCAGTTCTGACGGACTGACCCCAATCCCACCCCCATCCGGCCGCCTTGAGCGGCCTTTTTCATTGAAAGGGCCATCATGGCTAATTCCTTCTCGAAACTGCGCGTCATGGCCCTCGCCGCTGTGGCACTCGTCACCGCCATCTTGCCGATGGCCACGATGGCACAAGCCGCCGGCCGCCTGTATGGCGCACTCACCAGCTTCCTGCTCAACCCAAACCAAGGAGGCATGCAGCTGGGCGCCAACACGCTCACCCGCATGGTCCCGGACCTATATGAGGCCCTGGACATCGTGTCCCGTGAGATGGTCGGCCTCATCCCCGCAGTCTCAATCGACGCCAGCGCAGCCCGCGCCGCGCTGAACCAGGAGGTCGTGATCCACATGGCGCCGGCCGCTACAGCCTCGGACATCACGCCTGGCGTGACCGCTCCGAACGACGGCGACCAAGCGATCGGCAATACCACGATGGCTATCACCAAGTCGCGCGGCGTGCCTTTCCGCTGGAACGGTGAAGAACAGCGCGGCGTGAACAGCGGCCCCGGCTACAGCCGCCTGGACCAGATGATGCAGGCCATGCGCACCATCACGAACGAGGTGGAAGCAGACCTGGCCGGCCTGCACACCACGTTCTCGCGTGGCTACGGCACCGCGGGCACCACCCCGTTTGCCACCAACCTCGGCGATCCCGCCCAAGTGCGCAAGATCCTGGTGGACAACGGCGCGCCGCAAGGAGACCTGCAGCTGGTGATCGACACCACCGCCGGCGCTGCCATGCGCACCCTGGCTCAGCTGACCAAGGCGAACGAAGCCGCCGACACCTCGCTGCTGCGT